ACTACCAGCTTATATTCTTTTGCGGGTCAGCAAATTTCAAATCCACCTGATTGTTCACAAAACTCTGCAAATCTCATTACCTCTTCTGATTCAAATGGATAACTAGTATTAAAATTGTCTCTTTTCCCTTCTCCCAAACATCCATTACACTTATACTCTTCATCTTCTTCTCTTGCTTTCATTCCTATTTCATCTTCCCTTACTCCTGTTCCTTCACATATGCTACAATCTTCTCTTGGTAAAGACCTTAAATATGCTTTGTATTCTGATTCATATTTCATAATAGAACCATTTTTATCTAGCTCCTTTAATCTTGACGCAATACGATTTGCTTTAGTTTTAGATATTTTATGTCCGTCATTATAGTCGCCTTTTTCCATGTCTTTGTCTGTTAATATATCATTACAAGTAACAGTTACATATAGCCATAATGGTCTCCACCACCATACATTAGCTCTAAAATATGAACCGGGAGTATTGTCTTGGTAAGCAAAGTAAGCTTTTGTTTGCTCTTCATCTTGCCAATTTGTTATTACAGGTTTAGGTATGTCTCCCTTTGGATTTAATCCATATAAATCGAATCCCATGTTATTCTCCTTCTATTTTATTAGTAAACAAATAGTTTACAGTTACATTAGTGTCATTTAGTGTATTTTCTATTCTATTTAGTCTCCATAGGATACTTAACAACATAGCTAACATCATTATCATTGTAAATTCCCAATATGGAAAATATTCTACACTAAATAATGCTTCCCAATAATATCTATTCATTGTTCTACTCCTTCTTTTAGATTATCAATCCATTGTTTACACATTGTTACTAACATGGCTACTATAAAAATACCAATAGCCCATAATATTACAGCAATACCTAATACTAATAGGTTTGCTATCCATTCTGCTATATCAAACATTATCATTGTCATCCTCCTCTGTGATAATATTATGTTTTTCTTGGCCTAATACCCATCTCAATGCTTTAACCTCACCCTTTACTTGATTATAGTCTTTATCATATGGTGAAGGAGCGTTTATACGAGAGACATTAGACTCAAGCCATAATAATCTTTCATATGCATCTACAAGACCTTGTATTATTTCATCAACTGTTAATTTTCTCATTGTTCTCCTCCTTGATTATATTGTTTCATCCAATCTGATAAATACATTATTGCTTTTTCTTTAGATAACTCAAAATGTTTTTGAAGATATACTCCTGCTCCAAACATATTAGTTTCACCAGATTCTCTTAATTGCTCAAGGTATAGATATACCTCATCTCTCCAAAATTTGTCATTATCGACTTTCTTTCTTTTCTTTTCTTCATTCTTTTTGAAGTCAAATTCAAAATCGTCTGATTCTTGTTGTGATAGACAACATTCACACATTCTCTCATCACTATCATACTGATGGTCTTCTACCTGTTGCTCACATACACAGCAAGTCCAATATATACCCATTAGTTGCTCCTATATTGCGAGATTAACGGGGGTGTTGGTATATCTACCGAAGCCAACCATAGGAAATTCTCACTTGCCTTCCTTCAGTTAATATTTTCACACCCCCATAATCATTGTTAACTTGATATTTTCTTTACATATTTATCAGCATCTTTTTTGTCTCTTGCCCAAAATGTTACACCATTATGAATAAACTTTTTATAATTATGTGCTATGTGGAAGGGGACAACTTTCTTCTTAACCATGTTTCTTGCCTCCATTGTGCTTACGACCACCATTTCTTAAAGAATAACCTACTTTAGGTTTCCTATCCTTTGGCATTATCTTGAGCCTACCTGAAGGGAAAGTTACTACTGTGACTCTCCCCTCTGTATAGACATCAACAATGCGGTCAGGGATGCTTGACTTCAGCTCGTTGATTGTTATCATTATTTCTCTCCAATAATAAATCTAACTTTGGTTCTTGAATTATAATTATATACATACGATAGAACTTCTAGGAAAGACTCTCTATCTGCACATTTCTTCACTTGTGTTGACATGTATTCCATCTTAGCCATCATTTTAGAATGTTTATACTTCTTATGCTTAAACATTGTCCAAAATGCCTCAATGAATCTTGCATTACGAGCAAACTTGACATGATATGACATTTCATTAACAGCTTCCGCAAAATCATTTGCAAGTTTCCATGATGTAGTACACTTTAACTCACCATTTTTTAAGTTTGAAGATATATAAGACCCCCGGCTCCCACATAATATCATCATTGTAGTTGATGGAGGAAACTGGTTTTTTGTCATATACCCATTAAATGCTTTATATTCTTCAAATCCTCTTTCAGCATAATGATGTAAATAATCAGTTATTTTCCAAGAGTTTTGCATAGAAGCAGCTTTAGGTATATCATCAAGAGTCAATTCATCATTAACTAAGTAATATATCTTCTTATTTTCCAGTTTACATGATATAAACCTATGCTGGCCATCAACAACTGCAAACTTTGTACCATCCATTCCATATCTAGTGGCACTTGCCTCTTTGCTATTGACATTTATAATATAAGATGAGGTTAAATTCTTCTTTGCTATTTGTTTCCGCATCCTCTCTATCTTGCGATAATCCACAGGCCTATTCTCTGATATAAGCTCAAATGAATTATAGTTCTTTGTTTCATACACTCTCATTTGTATTACCTCCGTTTACTTGTTTTGGTGAAATGTTGTACCAATATTTATAGCCACAATCATCATCGTAAAATCTCACCTCTTCTAGCTGTAAATTACTATAAACATGAGTTTTCGCCAAATCTTCTTTAGATATAGGTTTCCAGTATGCTATTCTAATGTATCTGTATTCATTGTCAATGCTATTTTTAAACACAACATATGGGTAACCATATACTTTTAATAGAAGTTTGAGTTTATCTTCATCTTCACTAAGATTTTCTAATGGTTTTAATGTTGGTAATAATGTGTATTTACCATACTTTGTACCATATTTATTCTTAATTAGCTCTGTCTTAATATTCATTCCATAATCATTTTTTAAAGTATGAATGATAGCAGCTAACCTAAAGCATCCATATCTTTCTAATGCATCAATAGGAGTTATAGACTGGCCCGATTGAAGATGTGACATAATTTTGCTCTTTTGTGTAACTCTTTTCATTATTCTTCTCCTTTATTGTTAGAATGTTAGTATTATAATTATTATTGCACATCCCATGACAAGGGCTGTAGTTGTTACTGCCATGACACTTATGATAAGAATCTTTTCAAATAAATCTTGTTTCATTGTTATTTCCTTACTGGTATTTTTTGGTAACTATTTATTACATTATTCAACATTAGACTGCTTTCACAGTCCCATCCATATAAATTTAAATTCCTATATGGTTCAACTGGCATTCTAGTTTTATATTGACCTTGTTCTGTTAGATGTATAATGTCAAAGTCTCTACGCATTGATTCATAGTCAAGACATCTTCCATTAAAACATGATATTTCTTTGTTGCCCCATTCGTCTTCGATATATTTTATGAATGGATAACGCTTAAAATAGTGTTTTAAGTCGTTCATACTTTTTATGTGAGCAATTCGAGCTGTTCTCTTAATATTTATTAATATGCCATCATTCCCTATCCATTCTGGCATTTCACAACTGCACCAATATCCCCAATCTGATAACCATTTGTATTCTGGGTTAAATGATGATGTCCATAGTCCACCTTCAGGCTTTACATAATCATTTTTTATATTAAATGTCTTATTAGATTTTAAATTATCTTTGAATGTATTTATATTGTACTTTGGTTTTAAAATTATTAGTTGTTTGTAATTATATTTTTGTTTCATTATTACTGCTCCTTATTGTTTATTTATTAGTTTAATATACTTATCTCTGTCAACTACATAGAAATTTGGATTACGACCACCAAACAGTTCTCTACTGTCTTCGTTCATTTCTTCAATTTCTTTTTCTAACTCTACTATCTTGGCCTTTAATAATTTAATTTCTGTCTTTGCTTTAATTTTTTTAGGCATAATATTTTTCCTTATTGCTATGTTAAACTAAAAGAGATATGTCTATAGGCTCTTGTGGCCGGGATTAACCCTGCGAAAGAATTTATCACCTACAGTAAAGATATCCGCGGGTATTTTATCACCATACCTCTTTTATACTGCTTTTGGGGTTACGTCAGGGACGCAGTGGTACCTCGCTTTGCAAATAATAATCCCTCAAGTACGCTCATCACTTAATGCGCGACAATCTAAATTACTTATATCGTAGTCTATCCAACCGACTATAGTTGGCGATACTTTCATTATCAACAATTGCTATTAATTAGAGGGATTAAATTAAAGGGCACTGCACCAGATTGCGGAGTCCGATATATCTTACAGTGTAGTTGTGGATATATAACAGCGCCCTTAATTGTATAAAGAGTGACTAAATCACTTCTTGTTTAGATAATTCTTATAAAGCTTGCGAAGCTCTTTTAATTCAGTTACTGTCATACCTTTTAATTGTTTTAATAGTTTATCTTTTTTATTCATGATTATTATCTCTTATAGTTATTATTAGTTATTGCCCAAGTTAATATGAATTGTATTGTATTATTAGAATAAAAAGTTACTGCTAATTAATATATAAATGATACCAATAGTAAAATATATTGCTACATTATCTAAGTATTCTTTGAATAGTTTCATTATACTGCCTTATAATAAGTTAAAAGAAAAAAGAATAAGAGAGAGGGCCAATGAAGGCCCCCACTCTTTGAGATGTCCTACGATTAGAACCCTTCTTCAGCTTCCAAGTCATCCATAGCTTGGTCAAGCTCAGAGTTCTCAAGGTTACCTACGGTCTTTGCGTCTGCTAAATACCTGAAACCCGAACCAGTATGCTTAACTAGGTTATAATCTTCCCCGTCATGCTCTATGGTTGCGTCAGAGACCTGCGCTTCGATAGGTACTATTTTCTTACCTTCATCGGTACTTACTGGTACTACTATTGCTATCGTTTTCATGATTGATACTCTCCTTTGTGGTTAACTAGAAATCGGATTTTCATAATCCGCCAGAAAGGTTTACGAGCTAAGTATATGTCTATTTCAAAATCCTACAATTTTTTCTTAAAAGAACTTGGTCAAATAAACCTTTTGCATAGCTTGACATATAGTTTAAATTCAAGGGTGGTAGGGTTAGGGATTATTAAATAATAATGTGTAAAATTTATGGCGAAAGAATTAAAAGAGCTGTCTAAGCTCCCGGTTGAGCATCAAAGTCAGATACTTCAGGCTCTTTGTAAGAATTACCAAGCTATAGAAATAGATGAAAAAGTGTTCTTAATCCCAGAAGAGGTAAACGAGTTAATAGATAACTTAGTAATGCAGTTAAGTGATTTATATGCATTGAGAGAAAGAGATAGAGTTGGAAAAGAGGAAAATTAAAAATATAACTCACTATGTGTATGATGACATAGATGAGTTCAGAGAGCATCATCCTAATACAGTGGTTCATCCAGACTGGAAAATTGCTGATGAAGGTGATTGGGTATATAGTGATGACGATAGGATTATTCAGCTATTGAAAGTAGCGAAGCAGGTAAACCATCCTAATGACAGGAAAAATTACAAGTTTGCTAAAGGTTGGGTAAGGACTGTAGTGGGTAGTTTCATTAATAGACCTAATACTAAAATGGATACTGACTTCAGTGCTCATAGTAATAGGTACACTTTTAGCAAAACTATAAAAAACGCAAGTCAGAGAGTGACTGAAAGAACTAAAATAACTAACAAAGAAAAGCATTTTGCTACTAATGTTGTAGTTGGGATGGGTGCAGTAGAAGCTTACAAAAATGCATATAAAGAAATGTCAGACCAAAAAGCAAGTAAAAAAGCAACAATACTATTAAAACAGGAGAGAGTAATGAAAGAGATAGAAAAGTCTGTATTAGACGTAGCTAAAGAAATGGGGGTTGACCATAAGTACGTCTTAAACAAATTGAAGAATCTTGCTGATTACAGCGAAGATGACAATATCATTTTACAATCTACAAAAGAGCTAGGTAAGATTGTAGGTACATCTGGTAATGTAACCAAGCAGAGAGAGACAGGCCTTCTTGGGGTATTTCAGGGATTTTCACAAGAAGAGCTGGAAGGGGCCTCAAGAGAACAAAAAAAATTAAATGGAGATACCACTAATGAGATGCCCTAAATGTAATTCATTAAATACGAAAAAAAACGGAATCAGAGTTTTACGAAGTGGAAATAGGTCACAAGAATTCAAATGCTCTAATTGTGAAAGGTATTTTACTATACAAATAAATGTTTCAGATTCGCAAGAATTAAAACATGTTGAGCCGGGTGATATATTAGAAGTAGATGGAGGAAAAGAGATAAGAATACATGGTCTTACTGATGTGCATGTAGGAGCAGTCGAGCATGATTTTAAAAAGTTTAAAGAAGCTGTCGATATAATAGAAAAAGATGACGATGCTAGATGGTTTGGTAATGGAGATTTATTAGAGCTAATCCCACCTCATTATAAAATAAATCAAAGAGGTCAGGATATTTCTCCTGAAGACCAATACTTAGAGTTTATAAGATTAGTGGATACCATTAAAGATAAGTGTTTATTTATTAGAGGTGGTAACCATGATTATATACGTTCTTTTAATATATTAGATTTCGATGTATGTAAAGTATTAGCAAAAGAATTAGGAGTCCCATATTATAGAATGCCCGGTTATACAAAAATAACAGTAAGTGGAAAAAATTATAATCTTGTTTCAGGTCATGGGAAATCAGGTGGTAAGAATGGGGATTTAGAATTAGATAGAATGGCAGCTGTATATAGTGAAGGAGATGTATTCTTCTTAGGTCATAATCATCAACTATATGTAAAACCTATGGATAGTCTAGTGATAGGTGATGACAATACAGAGGAGTTAAGACGTAGATGGTATATAAGAGGAGGTTCGTTTCTTAGATATGCAGATTATGCTAGATATTCTTTTTATCCTATTGTAAGAACTGGTTGGACTACTATAGAATTTAAACAGGAGGGTATTCACTGTTGGGAAAATTAGATAAATTCATATATAATGCTAAGCTAGATAGAGTCGTAGATGGAGACACCTGCGATGCTTTGATAGATTTAGGATTCAATACTTTTGTAAAGAAGCGCATAAGGTTTGTAGGTGTTGATACTTGGGAATCAAGAACAAGGAATAAAGAAGAAAAAGTAAAAGGGCTGGAAGCTAAAGCATATACTAAAGACAAACTTATGAATTCAGATGATGGGAAATTCACTTTAAAGTCTTATGGAACTGGTAAGTATGGAAGAGTTCTTGGTGAGATATTCATCAAAGGAGAAGAAAGCAGCCTGAATGATTTATTAAAAATCAATGGGCATGCTTATGAGTATCATGGAGAGAAGAAGAAGGAATTTAAAAAATGAAGAAAAAAAAGACATATAGTAAGCATGACTTAAGAAGAAGTATAGAAGATATAGAAAAAGCTGTGTATTTTATGTCCGAAAGAATGAGAAGATTTGAAGTTGTATTCAATGATTATGTTGAAATGCAAAAAAATGAAGATAAATTTAAAGAGTTTTTAGATGGCAAATATAAACAGCCAGAACATAACGAAAGCTGAAGAAGCTCTCCAACTAGCTCACAAAGACCTTATATCATTTGGGAAGTTATTCCTACCAGATGACTTCATGCGCAGTGAAACTCCTTTTTTCCACTATGAAATGTCTGACGCAATAGACGACAGAAATGTAAAACAACTTGCAATTATTATACCTCGTGGTCATGGAAAGACTGTCCTAACAAAAGCATCAATTATAAAGGATTTTGTCTTCTGTCAAGATAAAAGTAATTTTTTATTTTATGCTTGGGTTTCTGCTACACAAAAGCTTAGTGTTGGCAACATGGATTATATCAAACATCATTTAGAAAACAATGATAGGATAAAATATTATTTTGGCAATCTAAAAGGCAAAAAATGGACAGAAGAAGATATTGAGTTATCAAACGGGTGCAAACTCATTTCCAAGAGTAATGTCGCTGGGATACGGGGAGGAGCAAAGCTCCACAAAAGATATGACCTCATCGTACTTGATGATTTTGAACATGAAGCAAATACCATCACACCAGAGGCAAGAGATAAGAACGCAAATCTGGTTACCGCTGTGGTATATCCTGCTCTTGAGCCCCACACTGGTAGGCTACGTGTTAATGGTACTCCTGTACATTATGATTCTTTTATTAACAATCTTCTTACAAATCATGCAAAAGCTAAAGAAGATAAAAAGAAATTTGCTTGGAGAGTGATTACATATAAAGCTATCACAGATGATGGGGCCCCTCTTTGGGAATCATTTTTCAATAGAAAAAAATTAGAGGAAAAAAAGAAGTTTTATTCTGACTCAGGACAACCACAGAAATTCTTTCAAGAATATATGATGGAAGTAATGAGTGAAGAAGATGCGGTGTGGACAAGAAAGCATATTAAATACTGGGATGGATACTTTAAAAATGAAAATGATATGAATTATTTAATAATTAATGGTGACGAAATGCCGGTTAATGTATTTATAGGATGTGACCCAGCTACAGATATTGATACTAAACATTCTGACTTTAGTGTAATAATGGTAGTCGCTGTTGATATAAATAATAATGCATATGTTTTAGAATATGAAAGACACAGAAGCATACCTACTATTGGAAGTAAAGACCCGTCCACCGGAGATATAGTTGGGAAAAAAGGAGTAGTGGATTATATAATAGAACTCCATGAAAAATATAACTGCACTTCATCAACTGTAGAAGATGTAGCTATGAATAGAAGTATATTCCAAGCATTAAATGAAGAAAGAAGACTTAAAAACAAATACCATATTTCAGTCATTCCAGAAAAACCGGGAGGTCAACAGAAGAGAAATCGAATATATAGTGGACTTTCAGCCCGATTTAGCATGGGAACGGTACATATTCGGAAAAATATGTTTGATTTAATCAACGAAATTGTTACTTTCGGCCCCAAAATGAGCCACGATGACACAATAGAGAGCCTTTATTACGCATTAATTCACGCTTTTCCGCCAAATTTTAGTAAAAATAAA